GGGATGGACTGAACAAGTAGACGAACGATCCCAAGATTTGCCAGAAGGAAGAACATAAGAAAATAAGCGCGTATGGATCTTAAAGTCATCCAAAGGCACTTCATACCTAAACATACGCTTCATGTGTCCGGGTATGGCTTTAAGCTCATCTTCTGTAAACATGCCATCGTCTGCACGTCCATCACCATGTTTACGTGAAAACATGGAAAGCTGGTCATCACCAAAAGCTTTTACGGTGACGTGGTCACGCCAATTGGGCAAGTCGAAAAAGCCTGGCTTGATTTCCATGACAACCATGTAAAAAGCGACAACATTGCACATGGTGTTCATAAAAGATGTATCCCAAGAACCACTCATCATACTTGAAGCAACAGCATACCAACCACCACCAGATGGACAATTAAAAACTTTGAATTTGTGGCATTCAATAACACGCAAGAAAACAGCAACGAATGCCTTTGTGTAGTTATCGAATGGTTGCAATTTGAAGAAAGGAAGAAAGCTCCTTGCAACAGAGGACAAGAAAGACGCGAGTGTGTGAATGTCCCATTTGCGGACATCCAACTCAACAGGAATCCATCGAGAAAGAAGCTTGGTTTCTAACCTGCGCACATTATTTTCAAAATTCCATTTACCATCAGGCATCATTTCACTGCTAAAAATTTGGAGATCGTTAATTGGAGTGCGAAACATTTCACTTGCAAAATTTACGGCCGACATGCCAAAGAAGGACATGCCTATACCACTGGGCTGGTTCTTAGTACAAGAACCATGACCACCAGAAGCTGAAAAGACACCATATATCATGCGAATGAGAGTGGTGAGTACGACGTGAACAATAAAAAAGAGACGCTCACCAGGCTTTTCAATAAAACCTCCGTCATCACCCAGTATGGGGGTTTTGATCTCCAACTTTGCAGAAGTCTGAAAGACGTTGGAATACTTTGAACGGGCTAGATCTAACATCTGATCTACAGTATCAAGATGCATAGACGCCAGAAAAGCATCAGTGATGTAAGTGGAAGTGGCAGAAGCCACTTGAAACTTTTTAGTGCCACGTGGCACATTGGTAATGACACCAGGTGCAGTGTCTTTTTCATCAACCACTACATCATTTATGAAATCAGGCAAATCTACGGAACCATATTCATGATAATGGCATTCTGAATGCATTAACTTAATACTTTTTGAAAGATTTGAAAAATATGAGTCATCGTGTTCCTCATTCAAAGTCGGCTGTGCAAAATAACTGAGAAGCTTTGGAAAATGATCGACACTATGTCCAGAATACCAAGCTTCATGGAAACCAAATGGTCCAAATTTGGAGTCAACTCGAACATTTGTTGCACATCTAGGACAACGGAAAGGTTTGTTGGTGAGGAGCATATTCATAAGATAGCAAACACCAACTGCATCAAATTTCAACCCACAAGTGGGATTCATGCAGCAAGCGTACGGGATACCCTCTTCCAGGACAACATTGCAATCCTCATAATTGCGCCTGCTATTAAATATCAGCAGGATGTTGATAACCTCAGTCCTATGACCAGGAGGAGGCCTGAACTTGACCTCATACAATTTTGGATTAACACCAAAAACAGCAACAGGAATCATTGTGGCACTGGCCGTAGCAACGACTTTAAGCAAGTGAGACAACTGCGTGGGAGTCTTAGCACGTGTGTAGTATAAGACCATTAGCTCCAAAGAATCAAGAAGCAACTCGGAAGTGTATTTTGAGGGATCATGGGCAACACCAGGGAATGATAAGACAATTTCCTTGGTGGCATTGGCAATCTTGTACACACACTCCTTACAGCTGTCATCTTTTTGTAGCTTGTGCTTGGAACACCGAAGTGCTTGGTAGGCATCATTGCGTGAGCTGTGTAACATGACACTGTTTAACGCATCTTTAAATAGCGCTAACTGGACGAACCATTTACCTTCAATCATGATAAAATCAAAAGAAAACTTATAAAGCAAAAACAAGTAAAAAGCTCTAGCAAATGATCCTTCAGGAAAATCCTTCTTCTTTCTCCGCAGTGTGTTAGACAGCAGATATGCAAACTGGGAAATTCGACTATTTACGCCCAACAACAG